ACAACATGTCGGTCGCCCAGGCTGAGGTCTGCGATGTCCCGGTGCTGATCGGCGGCAGTGATTTCCGCATCTACGTGGTCGTTCGCGATCCCCAGATCGAGCAGCAGCTCTTCGAGCGCGAGGCGGAGTTCTGGGAGTTCGTGACCCGAGATCAGCCGCCGCCGCCGACCACCGTGGAAGATGCGGTGCGCCGCTGGGGTCACCTCGACGCCGAAGGTCAGGTCGTGGCCGGCAACGCCGAGATCGCCGCCGTGAAGACGTTGCGCCTCCTGCATCGACAGAAGGCTGCACTCACAGCGCTCGAAGAGAAGATGCGGCTCGTCGTCATGGAGGCGATGGGCGACGACGGCCTGCGCCTCGTCGACGGGTCTGGCGAGCTGCTGGTGACGTGGAAACTGGACAACGGCCGCAAGGGGTACACCGTGGCTGCAAAGGAGCCCTCGCGCCGTTTCCTGGTCAAGAACCTGGAGGACGCGGATGTCTGACGAACTGCAGTCCAGCGGGAGTCTCGTCAGCAACCCGCTCGGCGCGACGGCGGTGGCGCCCGCGCACAGCGATCGCGAGGCGGCCGCCGAGGTCGCCGTTCAGCGCGAACTGGCTGAGGTGCAGGGCGCGGTGATCATGGCGCGCCGCTACCCGCGCAATCAGATCCGCGCGATGGACGTCATCCTGCAGGCCTGCACCCGCCCCTCGCTCGCCGAGCGGGCGTTGTACAACTACTCGCGCGGCGGCACCGAGATCAGCGGCGCGTCGATCCGCTTGGCCGAGGTGTGCGCCCAGGCGTGGGGCAACATCTCGTTCGGCATGCGCGAGGTCGAGCAGCGCGCCTACGCCGGCCGCCCTGGCGAAAGCACGATTGTCGCCTACGCCTGGGACCTGGAGACCAACGTGCGCGACGAGCGCGTCTTCCAGGTCAAGCACGAGCGCCATTCGCGCAGCGGCTCCTCCCGGCTGACCGACCCGCGCGACGTCTACGAACTGGTCGCCAACCAGGGCGCGCGGCGCCTGCGCGCCTGCATCCTGGCGGTGATCCCTGGCGACGTGGTCGAGGCGGCGGTCGAGCAGTGCGAGCAGACGATGCTGGCCAAGGCCGACACCTCGCCGGAGGCGGTCGGCAAGTTGGTGCAGGCGTTCACGCCGTTCGGCGTCACCCGCGAGATGATCGAGGCGCGGATCCAGCGCCGTATCGAGTCCATCCGCCCGGCCCAGATCGTGCAGCTCCGCAAGGTGTGGTCGTCGCTCAACGACAACATGTCCGTCGCCTCGGACTGGTTCGAGATGGGCAAGCCCGCGGCAGCGGGCGGTGCGGCGGTGCCGGCTGAGCAGGCGGCGCTGCAGGGCAACGAGGGTCTGAAGGCGAAGTTGGGCGAGAAGGCCTCGCCAGCGCCTCAGGAGGCCCAGGCGTCGCTGCTGGAGAACGAGCACGTCGACGAGGATGGGGTCATCCACACCCGCGAACCCGGCGAGGAGGGCTGATGGATGCGCCCGATCCGTCTTGTCGCCGTCGAGGCGATCGACGCGGCTAGTCGGGGCGCGCCGCGTCCGAGCCTGCTGGCCCGGCTGTTCATGGCGCTGCGTCAGGTGCTGCGGTGAGCGGCTTCCCGCATCAGGGTCGACGGATATGGGTGATCACGGACCACCCGAGCGACTACCCGCACGACTTCGTGGCTCGCCTGTGGATCGGCGACGAGGTGTCGGAGACCGACGTCATCTGCGCCCATAACCTTGGGGCGCTGCGCTCGATGCTCCACGCCAAGGGCTATCATCAGTATGCGCGACACCCCAGCGATAAGCCCGAGATCGTGGAGTCTTGGATATGAGGGGCTACGACTACGATCCCGCGTGCGAAGAACTCGCCGAGGTGTTCATCGACGATCCGCCCGAGCGCTCGCGGATCCTCGCGGTGGGCTTCACCCAGGACGACCTCGTCACCCTGCGGCATCGGCTGGCCCAGACGATCCAGGACGCGATCGAGGGCTGGTTCACGGCGCTGGAGGATGAGATCGCCGGGCGCCCTGGCCCGCTGCTGGAGGACAACTGATGGGCGAGGCCAAGCGCCGGCAGGAGCGCAACCGCGCCGTCTCCGATCAGATCGCCAAGGCCACCGCCGATCAGGGGCGGCTGATCGAGTTTGGCTGGTTCGCCGCGCAGCGCGTCCTGCAGTGGGACGGCAAGTCTGAGGCCGAGCGGCGCGACCTGCGTCTCGCCTTCTACACCGGCGCCCAGCACCTCTGGGGCTCGATCATGGGCCTGCTCGATCCTGGCGTCGTTGTCACCGACGATGACCTGTCGCGCATGGATCTGATCGGCGAGGAACTGGACAGCTTTGCGCGCGAGATGACGGCCCTGCTGGGCGAGCCAGGGGGCCGATCGTGAGCGACTACAACGAGGCGGCTGAGAGCTTCAGGGACGGTCTCCGCATAGCTGGGTTGTTTTACGCTGCTAGTGAGGCTCTGTACGAAATTGATGTGAACGTGCCGGGTAGTGATGGGAATTGGGAGGGGTGGAAGGGTACAAATATCAAGAACGTCTTAGCTTTGTTGAACACCGCTGATGAAATGATCAAGGCGCTACTTATCGAATTCGCCAAGCTTCCTGATGGTCCGCTGCCTCCAGAGCTGGTGGAGGAGATGAAACAGAAATAAGACCGGCCAGGGCCCTCGTCGTCACCCAACAGCGAGGAACCCGACCGCCCTCGCCCGTTGCCCCCGCTGCGGGCGAGGGACCTCTTCCAAGGAGGACGACAATGGGAAAGCCATTAAAGGGACGACTCCGCAGGCGGTCAGCCAAGCACCGCGACCCTTTCGACCTGCCGTTCGGGGCCGATCCCCTTGACGGCCCCGTCGACGCCGGCCGGCGGCCGACGCCGCCGAAACTCAAGCGCCCCCGCAAGCCGGCCAAACCCGGCGCCCTGGCTCGTGCTCTGGCCCATCGACCCCGCCATGCTCCCTAACAGCGTCCTGGGCGACCCGCGCGATCCTGACGCCCGCCCAGCCCAGTGTTCGCGGTGCGGCGCTCGGCTCGCGCCGGAGCGGGATCGGCCGCTCTACGTGTGCGGCAACGCCAGGGACGATGGGAGCTGCGACGTCTGGCAATACTGCCCCCGCTGTGAGGACGTGATCCTCGAAGCCATCCGGCGCGAGCATCCTGAGGTGTCAGGACGCACTTGACGCGGATATAAGTTGATGTCAGGAAATGGAGCAATCCCTATGAGGGAGGTGCGCTTTGTTCGGGTGAAGAGGTTCACCGAACTGACGGGTTTCACCCAGAAGGCGGTCTACTGCAAGATCGCCGACGGGGTGTGGATGCAAAATCGTGAGTACCGGCGTGGGCCGGACAACTCAATTCTGATGGATCTGGAGGGGTATGAGAAATGGGCGCTAGGGCAGCAACAGGCACCGTCGAAAAGCTGAAGAACTCTATTCGAATTAAGTTTCGATGGAATGGTCAACGGTGCGCTGAAACTCTTGAGATTCCGCCAACGCCAAGGAACATCAAAGCAGCCGACGAGCTGCTAATTAACATCGTTGCTGAAATCAAAATCGGCAAATTCGACTATGCCCGCCACTTCCCCAACAGCCCCCGCGCCGCCGGGCAGCCGAAATCCGAGACCAAGACGTTCGCCGCGTTCGCCGAGGAGTGGCTGGCCACAGCGACGGTCAGCAAGGGGACGAAGAAGAAGTACATCGACGCGCTCAAGGTCTGGGGCCGAACCTTCGGCGCCATGCCGCTGACCGATGTGAAGCACATGAAGATCAAGGCGATCATCGCGGAGCGTTACGATGACGGGCAAGGCGTGTCAGGCAAGACCCTCAACAATGATCTGATCCCTCTGCGCCATATGCTCGCCGCCGCCGTGCTGGACGGGCAGATCACCGTCTCGCCCGCCGCTGGGATCAAGAACCTGAAGCACCAGAAGCCGCTCATCGATCCGTTCACGGTCGAGGAGATGGAACTGATCCTGGCCTATCTGCGGGACCACGCGCCGGTCGAGGTGTGGGCCTATTACGAGTTCGCCTTCCTGACCGGGTTGCGGCCCAGCGAGCAGATCATCGTCCGCTGGAGCAAGGTCGACTGGCGGCGGGCCACCCTGCGGATCGACACGGCGCGCACCTACGCCCAGGAGAAGGGCACCAAGACCTCGACCGTTCGCGAGATCGATCTGACGCCGCGGGCCATGGCCGTGCTGACGCGGATGAAGCCGTTCACGTTCATGAAGGGCGAGGAGACGCCGATCTTCCAGAACCCCGCCACCGGAGCGCCGTGGAACGATGCGGAGTATCAGCGGACGACGTGGTTCCATCCGGCGCTTCGCAAATTGGGAATACGCAAGCGCGACGCCTACGCGACCCGGCACACCTTCGCGACCATCGCGCTGATGGGCGGCGCCAACCCGGCGTACATCTCCCGGCAGATGGGTCACAAGAACGCGAAGATGCTTTTCGAGGTCTACGCCAAGTGGATCGACGGCGCCGACAAGGGTCGCGAGCGGGCCAAACTGGAAGCCGCTTTTGGTCCAGTTGGTCCACAGTTGGTCCAGAATGGCGAAAAAAGCCAATGAAATCAGTGCGGATGAGAGGACTCGAACCTAATTTTGGGGGGTTTCAGGAGGATTACAGAGGAAAAATGCCGAACAAATTCAACATCGGTAATCCTCTGTTAACCTCCTCAATCCGCCAGTTGGTCCACGAGTTGGTCCACGGAGACCCCATTTTATGGATACCCATCGAACCATCCGCGTCGGCGAGTCCTGGGTGTCTGGCGCGAGTGCGGAGACTCGAACCCACACCGTCTCGGTGACCGTCGAGATCGGCGGCGACATCCTCACCGACACCGGCCTGGGGCTGGCGATCCGCCTGCTGGAGCGCAAGCGAAACGAGCTTCGCAATCGCAAACTCAACAAGGCGGATCGCCGCACCCGAGAGCGGGAGGCCGACAGTGGCGTATGACGGAGTTCACGAGGTGCAAGGCGTCTATGCAGGGGAGTCGTCGTCCAGCACCCACAAGGGCTGGGTGTCCGTGGCGCAGGGTAATGG